CTGTGAATGGTGGTACTGGTACTATTCTTGCAGGCGATATTGTTCAGTTTGGTGGTGCAGGTAATAAGCACATTGTTGGTACTGGCACAGGTGATGCTTCTGGTGGAACTATTGTTCTCAACGTAGGATTAGAAGCTGAAGTTGCTAATGATACAGCAGTAGCAATCCAAGCTGATCACTCACCGAGTCACATGTTCCACAGAAATGCAGTTGAGCTTGTTATGCGAGCACCTGCTATGCCAGATGGCGGTGATGGTGCTGATGATGTCATTACTGTAACTGACCCACACTCTGGTTTAGTTTTCCAAGTCGCTATTTATCGTGGCTACCACAAATCTTTGATTGAGGTATCTACCGTTTATGGTGCTAAGGTTTGGAAGCCAGAGTTTGTGACTACTATGATCGGTGGTGCATAAGCACTGATTGAATGAAAGGTTGGACAGTCTATTATCACTCCGATTGTAGGCTGTCCCTTTTTCAATAGGAAATTCTTATGCCTACAGCACTTGTTATAGAAACTGGATCTCAAAGCACGACAGCCAATAGTTATATCACTGTTGATGGCTATAAGACTTATCGCGATGACCGCTATGGTGTTGGAACCAATCCTAGCAATGATCAGATAACTCAATTCATTTACAGGGCTATGAGTTACTTTGAAACACTTAACTTCAAAGGACACAAAGCCACTGAGGAACAGGCATTGCAGTTTCCAAGATCCGATTTAATAATAGATGGATATGGAAAAGATGATGACGAAATACCTATAGAAGTTTTAGAAGCAATGTACGAATTAGTCTTTGCTTATCAAACTGACAATGCACCAGATAAAGCTGTTCCACGTGAAACAATTAGCGAATCAGTAAGTAATGTATCTGTAACTTATAAAAGCAATTCAGCACATCAAACTTTAACTCCTGCTGTTACTAATGCACTTAGGAAGCTAATTAAGCCTGCCTTACAAATAGCGAGGGTTTAATGAGCTTTGATTATTCAGTATTAAACGAGACAGCTACAACGCTTATCAAAAGGTTTGGTCAAAGCGTTACCTTTACACGTTTAGCAGAAACGTATACACCTACTGGGTTTAGTTCCAATAGTTCAACTTACACTGCTGATTTAGTTGTTATTGATTCACCTAAAATACAAGACGAACAGGGATTGATTTCAGAATCGAAGCAAGCATTAGTATCTAGCACAACTGCAATATTAATCAGCGATAGTGTCGAAGTTAATGGTGAACACTTTAGGGTAAACAATGTTAAATCATTGAAGCCTGCCGCTACATTATTATTCTATGAAGTAGAGTTGGTATCGTAATGGCTAATCAAACATGGGGAAAAGGCAAGTTCAAAAAAGGCACAATGGCTGAAGTTGGGGATCATCTTTTGCAAAAAGCAGAAGATCATGTTCGAACTAAGATGTTTAGCATCTTCAGAGATACGATTGTAGCGACACCAGTTGACACTGGTAGACTTAGAAATAATTGGAATACTTCCCTAAACTCCTTAGACACATCAGTTACATCTGGCAAGGGGTCAAGCAAGATAGGAGAGGCTAAAGCGGCTAGAGATGCTTTTGAGTTAGGAGATACATTCTTTTTCTCTAACAACTTGCCTTATGCCTCAGCGGTCGAATTTGGCGGTTATACTCAAACAGAAAAAAGCACAAAAATTACTAGCAGAGGATTTTTAAAACAAGCACCAGCAGGAATGCTTAGGATATCTATAAGGAACCATGTATGAGTTCAGTAGATTACGGGCTAATTACAGAAAGCACTACAATCAATGTTGTTGCAGGCGCACAATCTGACACAACAAAAATTTTTAAAAATATAAGGATTGCTTTAGAATCTCAGTTTAAAGAGGCGGCAGACCAAGCAAGTATTTCTACAAGAGTTTTTGAAAATACAGATCTGGATTTAGCCTCATTAGCTAAAAACAGCGAAACAGTAGAGATTTTGAGAGGTACTTTGTTGCCTGCAAACACTGAAATTGCTACGTTAGGATCAGCAGGAAGGGATATCAATAGGGGTATTTTTCAGATAGACTATTATTGCAGGGTTGGTGTTGGTGGATTTACTGATAAAATTGACACAATAGCTAACCAGTTTCCAAAGAGTGTTCCAATTAGTGCGGGAGGCACTACAGTGAACATAAATAGCGTATCACTTGGCGTTGGGCGCAGAGATGGTGCATTTTTTGTAAGAAATTTAGATGTATCTTATTTCGCGGTCACAGCCGCTAGGAGTTAAAAAATGGCAACAGTACCAATAGCAACAGGTCAAATGCAGACCTTATCATTTAAAGAGGAGTCCACTTACGGAACAAGCGCAGGTGGTAATTTTGCAAAAATAGAACACAATACAAACAGTCTGGATCTGACGATAAACATGCTCGAAGAAGCAACACTTAGAGGTTCAAGAGAAGTCCAAGAGCTTCTGACTGGAACTCATGCAGTGGCGGGC